CTATTGCGGCCTGCACATCACTCATTGGGCTTGACGAATGTGACTTGGATGCCGCTTATGAGTGGAGTGCCATCTGCACCTGTGATTTCTTGTTTTACGCTTTCCCGATATTTCTTAGGAAACCGTGCCGCCATTGAGCGTGACCACAATGAAGCGTTTAACCTTGGCCCTTGGTGCGTTTCCACCATGTAAGCCTGTGCCTGGTCTTCCCACCATGTCTGCTCTAATTCCTTTGCATATTCCAAGGCGTGCAGAAATTCTTCGTGCTTATCACGCCAATCGAATAAGACCCTAGTAGAAACCCCTATATCGGCTGCTATCTGTTCAATAGACTTGCCAATAGTTCCCAACTCCACTACACGCTCACAGTATTCCTGCTTGTATAGGGATGGGCGACCAACGGGGCGTTTTTCTTCGGTCACTTTTTCTTCTTCTCAGCTTCGCGCTTTACGGCGTAACCAATCGCAACCGCTTGCTTGGGCGGTTTGCCAGCCTTAATCTCGGCCTTGATGTTCTCACTCAGCGCTTTGGGTGTCGGTGATTTCTTTAGGGGCATCTTGCTTCTCCAGTTCGGTTAGCGTCCATTGACATTGTTGCAGCGCACCATTGATTTGGTGAATCTGCGATTCCAGTTCGCGGCCTTTAGCCATGAGGTCTTGGATTCTTGCGGTGATTAGGTCTTTCATTAGCAATTCCAGTTCTTAAGTGATGCTTTAGCGCGTTCGGCTGGGCCTTTGGCGTTCTTAACCACGCCTTCCATCCTGGCACAAAACGATGCCTTGCGGCCTTCATCTTTCTTTGTCTTAGGATTTGGCGCAGGCGGCTTTAAGTTTGAGCCGTTCTTGGCGTTGTACTCAGCGCGGCCCTTGGCGGTCATGCCAGCGCCTTTGTCCGTTGGGTTGTAGGTCTTGCCCTTACCCGTTGTTTTATGCTCAATGGGCTTATCGTGCTTCATTTCTTGGCCGTTTTAGCGGATTGCTTAAACGCCTCGGCAGTTGGTGCGCCCTTTGTTCCAGGCTTACGCATCTTTTCTACGGGTTTACCCGCAGCTTTTTCCTGCTTGATGCGCTCCTGCTTGGCGTGAATGTTGGCATAGAGTCCAGGTTTCATACTTCCTCCACGAAACAAATGTCCTGCCAACTCATGCGGAGATGGCGCTGGTCGTCAATGGTAATGGTATCAAATTTAAGGTATTCGTTTTGGTAGTCTTTAGCCAAAGTACCAAAATAGACCTTATCGCCGACTTTTAAGCCTTCGGCGGCGGCTTCGTCACCCACGGCTGTGATGTAGCCAACAGTGTCCGCTTCTGCGGTCTTGACCCATAAATCGCTCTTAATGCGCGTTTCGGGCCTGACAATGATTTTGTCTCTAAGCGGCTTGAACATCATTGTCCTTTCGGAGTTTGAGTGTTTTTGTCTGCCGTTTGGCTACTGGCGGGTCTTTTCGGAACTCGCCGCACCATTCAGTTTCGTGTTTGGTTACGAAACGCGGATAACGCCGACATTGACCGATTCGGTCAGTTTCAGCGAAATAGACGCATATCTTACAATTGCTCTCAGCCATATAGCCCTTTCTATGTGGTCAGGGAAACCGAGACGTTACCGCGTCTCGGAGACCCGCTTATTTGTCTTGCTCGTGTTCCATGCGCTCGTGGCTGTAGCACTCGTGTTCACGACTACCGCCCTTCATCTCACCCATGCGGCCATCGTGCATACCCATGTGCTTGGCTTCGCGCAGACCCAGGCCATCGGCCTTGCCCATGCCAACACCGCCTTCGATGGGCATCTTGCGCTCACCGGAAGTGTCAGAGGCGGTTGCGCCCTTGGGAGGGGTAGCGCCGGTCATGCTCTTTGCGCCGCCGTATTCGCGGTCAACTTTAGACACACCGACCTTCTTCATGCCCGACATATCGGCTTTTCCGGCATTCGGAATGCTTTTAGCTTCGTATCCCATAATTTTTTCCTTGCAAGGTTAAAATGTCATTGTGCCACAATGGGCATCTCATTATAGGAGTTTTTTGCTATGGCTACAAATTTCAAGTTTACGGCTGAAAAGGCCAAACACACCCAGCCTTCCAACTACGTTATTGAGCGCGAATACAAAGCCGAGCGCCGCAAGGTCATGGAACTTGAGAAAGAACTGCAAGCCCATGAGCGTACGGACGCGGCCCATGCCCATCCTATGCATCGCTCCCATGAAACTCAACCGGATGCCCCGCTGCCTTCAATGCGGAAATAGTCCTTTCGTGGGCGGCTTGCCACATGGCTTGTCGCTCATGCTTGGACAAGGTAGCGCCTTGGTCTAAGTTAAAGTGACACCGAAAACACAAGCTGGCGATTAAATCGTCGGATGCCTTAATTCCCCGTCCCTTGCCGCCGCCCCAATTTGTGTGTGCGGCCACCACAGTCCCGTCATCCAGCCCGCAATGCTGACAAGGCAGGCTTCGCGCTGCTTTTAGCAGGCTTTTGCTTCTGACATAGGATTGTTTCGCCCGTCCAAAACCGGTGTTCGTTAGCGCATTCATAGCGTCGTTTCCTTGAGTTGTCATTTTTCAAAACCGTTTGTTTCACAAAAGTCCATGCGCCGCATACAGGGCATTTCATACGTCAATTCCTTTATTAGTTGCCCAGGCAATTAAAAATTCAATGAACTCGCTTGTGTCTTCCACCGTGAATTTGTGAGACTGCAGGCCAAGCTGCACGACCCGTTCACCATCCAGGCTTGGCGCGACCTTGCCAATCTTGCGGCCGGTCTCATGCGCCCATTGGTCTATCAGCAGGCGTTTCCAATCATCGGCTGTCCATGTTGACCCCGCGGTGGCCATTTGCTTGGCGATTTTCTCAATGATGCTGTGGAACATATCGTTTTGCTCGGTGCTGCGCCTGCTTTGCTTAATTTCCAAGCGCATTTTCTTGCCAAGCGCAAGCGATTCCTTAACCTTGGGCCATAGGTCTTTCATCACTGTGGTGGCCTGGGTTGGGCTATACAGGTGAACTATCACTCATGTTCCTTATGAGGTTTTGCGCGGATTCAACCGAGTCAATCAAGGCCACTGTCCCGCCATTCCAGCCCATCAAAAACGCGCTTTGCTTAACGTTTAGCCCCTTTTTGCCATAGGCGCTAGTTGGGTCTTTGACTTCGACTAGGGCCGTTTTCCCCGCGTAGCCTACCAAGAGGTCTACCGGCAGCTTTAGAACGAATACAGAGGCTCCTGATGCCCTTAGTGCGGCCACAATCTCACCTTGATTAGCGTCAACCCTAGCTGCGTGGCGCACTTAGGATTCTCCAAGCTGTTGCTGCACACAAGGGGACTTGTCCGTTTCCGATGGCTTTAAGTCTGTCCACCCTCGCGGCCATCCCATCATCCATTCCGCAAAAGCTGGCGGCATATTCTCGCCAATCATCAATTGATACGCGCCCGATAGCTTCGCTCCAAATCTTGTGCCTGTCGTTTGGCTGATTCTTACAAAGGATTGATTCTGATAATGAATTGTGCTTGACCCTCCTCCTTTGGAATCGGTCGTTACGGGCGTGGGCAACAATCCAAAGTCTGTCTCTCTTATGGGGGGCTCCAACATTGGATGCTCCCATAACAGTCCATCGACAGTCATACCCCATTTTGGTAAGGTCTCCAATGACTCTTGTCCCTCCTCTAGAAGTGAGCATTGGGCTGTTCTCCACGAACACAAATCGGGGTCGTACTTCGCCAACCACCCTCGCCATTTGATGCCACATTCCGCTGCGTTCTCCGTCCAGGCCGTCTCCGTTTCCTGCTGCGCTGATGTCTTGGCACGGAAAACCTCCCGATACAACGTCAACAATTCCTCGCCACGGGTTCCCGTCAAAGGTTTGTACGTCATCCCATATCGGGAAAGGCGGGAGAAGTCCGTCATTTTGTCGGGCGCACAATACGCTTGCTGGGTAGGGTTCCCATTCAACAGCACAGATGGTTCTCCATCCGAGGAGGTGTCCTCCGAGAATACCTCCACCAGCGCCTGCGAAAAGAGCCAACTCATTTAACTGCTCCATTTTTCATTTCTTTCAAAACGTGGGCTTTAATTCCCGCAAACAAGTCATCTTCATCCATGCGCTGCACTTCGCGCCAGGCCCATTCTTTCCAAGCTGGCAAATGGCATAAGCGCACCATGTCAGCAAAGACGCGCTCACGGATTGCAATAGGGTCATACATTGGATTTCACTTTGGCAATAAGTTCGGCAATTTTGGCTTTGTTTTTTTCCCGTTGTTCAGCGGTCAATTCATTGCCCAAGCGCAAAACAGGCGGCTCCACATAGCTACGGCGCAACAAATTTATCCACTGCGGCAAGGTAGGCGGGTCTTCCGGTAGGTTTTCCAATGCCCGCTTAATGGTCGCCGCGCTGGTTCCAGCCATCTTTTCTGACCAATGGTTCATGGCGTTCACCACGCCAGCGTCCGACCCGTCGGGCAGCACCTGGCCGGTCTTCCATTGGTTCATAAAGCGCGTGCCATAGTTGCCTTGCATCGTCGCAAAAATGCGCTGAATCCAGCCATCAGGTAATTTGGAGGACATTAATGTTCCTTTCGTCACCAAAGATGGCCCTGGCAGCGCCAAGGTTCTTGTCTTGATAGCCATGAGATTGTTTAGGCTGCAACCATTCGGCCTTAAAGCCCGTCCAGCCCCGTTCACAGCACATTTCCAAGACTGTCTGTAGGCTTACCCCCGCTTTGTCCGCTTCGCGCTGTATCCCGTCTATCGCGGTTTGGGTGACTGCCGCCTTTTTTGCTTTTCTTAGCTTTACCCAATCCTGCCAAACACCATCCGTCACGCCGTAAGGCGGGGCGACTGTATTTGTATTCTTTGGTTTATGGTTATTGGTTATTGGTTTATGGTTAGGTGAAGGTTCGTTTACGGATTGTTCACGGTTCGTGCTTTTTTCTTTACGCTTCGTTTCACGTTCAATGGCAATTCGTTTGTTAGTGTCTGATTTTGCATGGTACTCAAGCAATTCTTGCAAAATGCGATCTTGCACATAGTACCCATCTTTATCAAGCGTAAAAAATCGACTTAGAACAAATTTGACAGCTTCAACTTCAGCCTCGGTGGATGCCCAAGCCCATTCAATTGCAGTCTGCAGCGTAGGAAATCGTTCACGGTCATAGCACGCATCTAGCAAAAGCGTGTACGCGCCGTGCTGAAGCATGGTCAATCGACCGGCTTTTTTGGCGTAATCTCCAATGTTTTTCTTATAGTAATGCACAGATTGCCTCCCGCACATTGATGTTGGTCAAGTTTACAAAATCCGCCAATTCATCCAATTGTTGCGAAGATAGACAAAACCATTCACCACGCAAGTTGTCTTCTTCATATCGTTTATGTAAAAACTTTTCTATTTCATCTGCTTTTGATGTTCGAATTCCAAGCCATAAATGCAAATGAAAAGGACATCCAGATTGCAAATTTAACAATCTTTGTTTTAAAGATTTTGTTTTCCCAATCTTAATGTAATCAAGTTCACGAGTTGCAATCACATACACAATTGGTAATTTATGTATTTTTACGCCTAAAACAAAATCACTTGGCTCATGGTGAAACCACTTCATTTTTAAGTCCTAAAAAAAAAGACTTAGGCGAGACACTCACCGTTTCCGGTGTTGGCGGACTGGTCAGCACCAGCAGTGTCCCGTCTAAGTCTTGCTGAAAAAATCCCCGCCAAGGGATACCCAAATCTTACACCATTGTGTAGCAAAAGAACAAAAACATCATCCACGCCCAAAACGGCGCATGACTAACCGCCAAGACCACCAGCAAAGCATAAAAGAAAAAAGTCTTCACTGGAACCACTCAGGCCGCATTGCTTTTAGCTGCCACAGCCTGGCTTTAGGAATTGCTTTCCATTGGGAAATGGCTGCGCTGCTGATGCCCAGGATTCGGGCTAGTTCGCTGGCTGTGCCTGCACGTTTGATTGCTTCTGCTTTGTCCATCTTCCGATGTTAACCTAGCTTACGATGTTTTTGCCATTAGGGTTTGCCCTATAGCATTTCGCAACTTTAATTGATGAATTGTTGTTAATCTAGCTTAACATTCAGTCATCGCAACAACGCGATGTTTTGACCCTAGAAAGGTTTTTATGACTAAAGAAACATGGGATTCCATCATCACCACGGCAGCCATTGCCATCATTGCCTACACCATCGGCTACTTTGTCGGAGGTGGCGTATGAATGAAACTCAGTTCACATACGAAGGTGCGGTCTTTGACATTGAATATGACATCAACCGCCTAGATGAGCCTACCGAAACATGGACAAGCATTTGGTCTATCAAGCACCAAGGCGTTGAATTCATCGACATTTTGAGCAAAGACTTGCTGAAGTGGATTGAAGAACAACTCAACAAAACGCTGGAGGACTAAATGGCTATTTATTCTTTTATGGAAGTTGAATGGGATTTAAAAGACAACGGCGAATATGCCAAGTTGTTGGTTGGCTATGAACGTAACAAAGACACTTTGACTGTTTTTTCAGTTATGCAAGACGGGCTAGAGTGGATTGACTACCTTAACGGCCGCACTCGCGCTTACCTTATCAAATACATCTCAGAAAGGCTTTACAAATGAACGCTGACGAACTTATCAAAGCTGCCGAAACGCACTCCATGAAATACAACGCTGACCCTGCTGACCGGCTGGCGTACGAAGTTGGCGCATTGCGAGCCTATCTCCGCGACGTTTGCGACATCTTAGACAACACGCGCCATGAACTTAAAACAGTCCAGGCCGAACTGATGTGGGAGCAAAAACATGGTCACTAGCAACAACGCCGATGAAATCATTGCCGACTGCAAAACCAAGCTAGACCCCGCGGGCTGTTTAGAAATTTATGTCCGTTACTTATGTGACCAACTGGAGTTAAAAGATGAACGAATCAGATTCAGAGACGAACAAATTAAGTGGCTCCACGCTCAATTCCCCAAAGCGTGAAGACTACGAATGCCCTGAGTGTGGGCGTGACTGTGGCGACTTAACCCGCCA